AAGATATTTCTAAGATTACAAGAATATGATGATCCGGAAGTTTATCAGAAGTTCATTCAATTTATGATAAAGACAATAACAGCTAATGCCGGTCCATTGGATGAATCGAAATTCAGATAGGAATATTTGACTTTTTAGTAAGTAAATGTTATACTTTTATTTACTGGAGAGCCATATATGTCCCATAGAGAGAATTTTTTACAGAGTTGTCTAGTATTAGATACCGAAACTAATTCTGACGATTATAAGATTGCAGAGATTGTTGAATCAGGGTTTGTTATTAGAGAAGCCGGTGATTGGACAATCTTTCAAGAACTGCATAAGCCCGTCGACCGTCCTATTCCTGCTAAAGTGGAATCTATCTGCTACATCACAAATAAGATGGTTGAAGATAAAACTTCGTTTTTTGATTCCAATGAAGTCTTCCAAGAGGTAGTAAATGGTTATACAGATGGCTATCTTGTAGCCCACAACCATTTTTATGATATGCGTGTATTAGAAAGACACGGTATTGATACTACACATCACAGATGGCTTTGCACCTGGAGAATGGCAAAGAAGTTATTCAATGGTGTTACAGACATTACCGAGACAAATCTTCCATACCTAAGATTTGCATTAGAACTCGATGTCCCAATCGAGTTGCGTTGCCACCGTGCTGGTAACGATTCCTACATTACAGCAAAACTATTAGAAACACTCCTAGATCTTTTAGAAGGAAGTGTTATAGATACATCGCTACCATACGGTCCTCAAATTGAAGATTGGATGTTGAAACCGATTATCTACGAACGTATGCCCTTTGGTAAGCATAAGAATGAGCTAATGACTGAAGTTCCGCACAGTTATTGGAAATGGGCAATGGGAAATACAGATTGGTTCAATGAAGATGCCGATAACTATGATCCAGATCTTGCTGCAAGCATTCATAAGGCACTAGGAATCGACTGATGTTTGGGATTAGACGCAATAGTTCTGTAATGTGTCACTCAGGAAGTGATAAATTTCAATTTTGCGGAACCGATCGTGTGAGAAGACCTGTTATAGTTAGTTCCGCAATAGATGTAGATAACCTATTGCAACAATGCATGGTTGCTTTTGGTCTATATGATTTGGTTGTATTTGAATTTACAAAAGAACAAGAAGAAGAAATCATAATTAGAAAGCTAAGAGGACACTAATGGCCTATGCGCTGAAATCGGGGAAAGTTTTTTGGGCTCCTTCATCTATAGTATATAAGGCAGGTTGGACCTATATGGATGGTGGAGATGAATCTGCAGACATATATCTTGTTTCCGATAGAACACAAGCTCTTGCTATGCGAAAAACTTTAAGAAAGAAATATTCTAATATCAACATTAGATTGGTTGATATGAATAACTCTGAAAAGTTAAATTTACTAACATTCGCAAAACTTAAATATAAAAGGGATATTTAGTTTCCGTTGTTATTTCTAACACCATCCATGGTTTGGGATGCAAGCATTCGAGTTGGACTGGCTTCGTAACGTTGAAAATTATGGTCATATGGTTGACCAGCTGAAAAGCGTGCAATCTGAAGTCCACGATAACCAGGAGACTGAAGCTTGCCCTCCTTGGGCTTGTTAGTGTATTCTGGCTGAGGCTTGACATCAGGCTTTAGGAAAATAGGTGTTATTTCCTCCGCAAACCATTGTTTGAAGTGTTCATCATAATACTTAGAGTTCTTTTCTTTATACTTAACTACTTCAGGATTATAATACTTGTCAAGCTCACCACTCGCTTCTTTATAGAAACGTGCTACTACATCAGTTGAACTTTCGTTTAGAATATCTTTTATCTTCATAATACTATTTATCACAGGAAACTTAAAATGCAAAATGCTCTGATCCCAATGGTCGTAGAACAAACCGCTCGCGGAGAACGTTCATACGACTTATATTCACGCCTAATGAAAGAGCGTGTTGTTTTCTTCAGCGGTGAAGTTGAAGCCAATATGTGTAACGTAATGGTTGCACAACTTTTGTTCTTGGAAGCTGAAAATCCAGAGCAACCCATCAATATGTATATAAATAGTCCGGGTGGTAGTGTTCATGATGGATTAGCGGTATATGACGTCATGCAATATATCAGGTGCCCGGTGGCAACTTATGTTACAGGCATGGCAGCAAGCATGGGCAGTTTTATTGCTCAAGCTGGTGCGCCAGGTATGCGTTATATTCTACCGCGTGCGATTACGATGATTCATCAACCATCATCGGGAACAAGGGGCAAGATTACGGATATGGAAATCGACTTGATCGAGAGTATTCGTATGAAAAGGGAAATGACTGAGTTGTATGTCAAGCATAATAGCAGAGGGACAACTTACGAACAATTCGTTCAACTATTAGATAGGGATAAATGGCTGACTGCACCACAAGCTGTTGAACTTGGGTTAGCAGATCATGTCGTTGATAAGAGAGCATGATTACAGTAACAGAAAAAGCAAAAGAAAGAATGATCAGCGTCCTAAACGATGAGAAGGCAACACTTCTCCGCTTCGGACTGCAAGGTGGTGGCTGCAACGGATTTCAATATTTCTTTGCTGTAGAGGAAAAGAAAGATGATGAGGATTTCGAGCTTGTTCTTGATGATACTCATACCCTTCTTGTCGATGCAGCAAGTAATATGTATTTAGAAGAAGCCGAGATTGACTTCAAGAAGGATATGATGGGTGAAACTTTTGTATTTAATAACCCTAATACCAAGACTTCTTGCGGTTGTGGTAGTTCGGTTGGATTCTAATAAATAAGTTATCACATAAAGGATAACCAATGGAAGAACCATCTAAAGTATTGTTAGGGTTAGAAGGCCTACGCGGAATATACGAATATGGTTTAGCATGGGCACTAAACATTCCCTTGCACCATGTTTCCCCTAAGGGAGACGGTCATCCAGTATTGATTATTCCGGGATTAGGCGGAGCAGATGGTTCAACTCATTATCTCCGTAATTTCTTAGAAGATTTAGGATATGAAGCCTTTCCTTGGGGGCAGGGTAGAAATCTCGGTCCGCGTAAAGGAATGGATGAGATGGCAACCCGACTTACTGATCTTGTGGAAAGCATCTCACGCGATACAGGCGGACAACAGGTTAGTATTATAGGCTGGAGTTTAGGCGGCATTTACGGCAGGGAAATAGCCAAACTATGTCCCGACGTAGTGCGACAGGTGATTACGCTTGGCACGCCTTTTAAGATGAATTCTGGTGGAACAAATGCAGAGAGATTGTATGAATTCCTAAGTAAAGATAAGAGTCACAAGGATCCAGCAGTCCTGCAGAAGTTAGAACAATGTCCACCCGTTCCATTTACCTCAATCTACAGTAAGACAGATGGCGTAGTTCACTGGCAGTGTTCGATTGAGGATGAAGGCGCAGAGATTGAGAATATTGAGATACCAGGTGCAAGTCATTTAGGCTTAGGACATAATCCAATATCTATGTATGTTATTGCAGATAGACTAACGCAGACTCGAGAACATTGGCAACCATACGCGAAATAACAATAACCGGGCTTGACCCGGTTTATTTTTGACAAAATGTAGTAAATGTGCTACAATATACATAAGTTAGCATTATAGGAGACTTAGATGGATAAAAATATGTATGTGCCCATGAATGAACTCATTAGGGATAAAGACACATCGTGGACATTTACACATCTAAATATCCCGTATCATGAAATTGCTAAGAAGGGTATTGTAGTTTGGTGTGTGTCTAATCTCGAAGGACGTTGGACTATGCTGGGTGGCAATAAATTTGGATTTGAGGACGCGACCGACGCAACAATGTTTCGGATACAATTCGGATTTGGGTCTTAACGTGGTATAAATAGTTTATTGAAACATAAACGAGGAGAGAACTATGTATGATATTCCAGAACTTAAAGAAAGACTTGTTATTATCAAGACTTCGAGTCTCGATGATGCAACTATCCTCGACGAAAATTATAGACATCTTATCAAAGAGGAATCTAACCCCGACGAACGTGAGCAATTTATTGTTCTGCGTTCTATTGTGCTTCGCAGAATTAACAAACTATTAAGCAATGTCGGAACCTCTTGATTACGATAAACTTTATCGCGTATTCGAAACATATCATGCTCGTCCTCGATTTGAAGTAGAGCATGAGACCAAAGATCTCCATTTTGGATATACAGCATCTCAGTATGTTTCGGGTAGAACCGTTGTAAAACTATCTGTAGATTTTCCATCAGACAGATTTATAAAATTTGGATCAGATATGATTCGTTTATCCGAAATGGATGACGAACAGCATCTCCGCGACCATTACCCTTCTTTACAGAAAGCTTACGACGAGTATCAAATTCTACTAAAACTATTAAAATAATCAATGCTCAATATTGCCAGAAATATTTATTCAGTGTGGAACACAACGGGTCAGAAAAATTCAGAGTTACCAGAAGCGGAAGTAATCCCAATCGGTGAGTCCGCAAATGAAAAGAAAAAACTTGAAAGTGCTACCAAAAAGTTTACTGTATTGATGGAACATGAAAATATCCCACTTCCCGGATTTACATTATTCAAAACAGATCGTAAGAATTGGGGATCATTGGATCAAACATGGTTGATCATTGACCCACGTGGATATTTAGTTAGAGTATCTAATGATAACTTAGAAATGATTCTACATGTTACAGGTATCACAGAAGGATTGATTCAGGAAAAATGTGTTTGGGCCCGGGAAGATTCTCAAACAAAAATGATACTTGTCCCTGTAAGTTCTCCAAAATACACAGAAGCGATACAGAACACAGAACTGATTGAGGGTAAAGTCAGTATGAAGGATGTTCAAATCGGTGATACGGTTATCCTTCAAAATAAACTAAAAGGGAAGTATATGGGTGTAGCATCCTTATACGGTCCAATCTCTGGATACTCCTCATCCAAAGATTATAGAGCACAAAGTTTCATGCGTAGGCAGATTGTTCAAATCGCGCACGGAAAATATCACTACCAGACCGATCTAAAGATTCTAAAGGTTACAAAACCTGCTGATACACCAATGACTCGTGAAGAATCAATGGCAGAGATGAATAAAGATATCGAAGATGGTATCTCATATTTCTCTAATGATGTTAGAACCAATCAACGATATTTTTCAACTCATGGAATGATTAAGCTTACCTCGACACATGCTGCTCCAAAGGTATCAATAACATTTGAAGAAGTAGATGAGTATGGTGCCACACAACTATTTTATGATGCAATGGCTATATCAGATATTGGTATGATAGCTATACAAGATAATAATGGTAATAATTTCTTAATCGATTTTCCATATTCGGCATCCCAACAGGCAATATCCATACACGGATTTGCAGTGATCCCTATAGTAGGTGATTTAGAAGATGGAGTAGATAAGATCTCCACGATTGGTAATCGAGCATATTATGGTAGCAAAGATATTAAGCTTCACCGACTTGACAAATTTAAGAAATTCTATAAAATAGTAAAACACGTAAAGTCTAATACTTTCGTTTAACTATAGGAATTTCATGGATAAAACAATTTTAAATAATTACGCGGTTTTCGTTGATGGCGTAACCAGCCCAGTAAGTAAAGATGATGCACTTTTTATAAAGCGTATCCAAGAATTATCGGCACAGGGATGTGATGTGGCTCGGCTAACAACTGCTGGTATTGGACTTGCAAGTGAAGGTGGAGAATTTGACGAGATCGTAAAGAAGATTCTATTCCACGGTAAGGAATATAACGAAGATAATATTTTCCATATGAAGAGAGAACTTGGCGACATCATCTGGTATTGGATGAATGCTTGCACAGCCTTAGGATTTGACCCAAATGAAGTTATTGAAGAGAATGTACGAAAACTTGAAGGACGTTATCCTGGTGGCAGTTTTTCCGTATGGCATTCGGAAAACAGAGCAGAAGGCGACATTTAGGAATATATTCAATGAATGGGATGAAGTTAAAAAATTGTTAATAGACGGATTGGGCAATAGTAAGACTATCACTACCTATAAGCCAACTTCAACTCCTCCTCAATTATTACAAGATACAGCCTCAGGTATTCATCCGAATTATCGGAAGATAATGATACCAATGATTCGGAAGATTCTTCCGGGGACAATTGCACAATCTATCACAGGTGTTCAGCCTATGTCCGGCCCAATGGCACAAATCTTTTCAATAAATCCAGGATTTGATACCAAAACAATAAGATTAAAGATTGAGAAGGTGGATATGCACTGGCATATTGAATTCAATATGTCTGCTGAGAAATTATATCTGGTCGAAGAGTGGCTAAAGAATATTCCTAAAGAAGAATATTGGATCTATCATGCTAATCCGTGGGCTCCGTTCTGTATAAATCTGTATAGTGAAGATACTGTCACAGCATTCAAACTAACCTGGGATAATTATGTCTGGAATTAATCCAATATCGAAGTATCAGATGGATA